CAGTGAAAACCTCATCAAGAAACCATGCTATTAGCGATCTTTGCTCACTTGCGGGATCTAATGTTTTGTAGTATTCGATAAGTGAGCCGGTTCTTTGATTAATAAGAACTGGATCAGTTAGACAAGCACCAGACTGTTGTAAGATAAATTTGCAATTACTGCTTGTCATTACGCCAGAAGTTTTGGCCGATAAGTGCTCCGCTATAGCGTTGTCGTCGAGACCTTGGTTTCTTAGAGGCTCAACATCTATAATGAAATCAATCATCCTTTAATTCCTGTTTGTCAGACCAAAAGAACCCGCCCCGCCAAAGGCGACGGGACGGGATAATTTAAACACTAGCTCTAAAAATTAGAAGGAGCCAGCGATAATTCTTCGGTTATCAAGAACGCCGAAGCCGATTTCAGCCCAGCCGTAATAACCTTGACGCTGATGACGATGAAGAGCGGCATCTTCAAAGATCTCAACTTCTTTCTTGACCGGCATAACGAAGCTGTCGTTAGCACTTTGGTCAATACCGATCACCAACTCAACGTCGGAACCTTCAAGAGATCCACCAAGATCGTTAACGAAGTAACTTTGATACTCTTGGCCATCACCGAACTCAAACAAGTCGTGCAAATTGACACCGAATACGCGGGTCAAAGCAGGACCGTCATCGCCAGCTACGTAGATTTCTCTTCGAGAAACTTCGTCAAGCTGATCGACACCCCAGTTGCGGATGTCTTCGATAGCTTCTGGCGACATATAAAGGTCAGTCAAGCGTCCGGGAGCAGTAACGCTGTTACCGCCACCATTTCTACGCATAACAGTTTTCATCAAGCTCACGAGACGCTTGGTGAACTGACCAGCACCGGCATCGCCATCATAGACCAAGATATTTCGGTCAACAGCAGCTGCCAGCAAAGTGTGCCAACCGTCGTCGTTGATCTTCTTGACAAACGAAGACTCAAGGACTTGCATAGCTCGTCCAACAACGTTCCAGTTAGCTTCACGAGCGTACTTCAGCAAGAAGTCAATCGAGCTGGTGATGCCGTAGGTGTTAACCATGACGTAATCACCTTCAACGTGACGCTCAGGAATACGTCCGTTACCGGGATTGGTAAACGCAACGTGATCAATCTCGGTTCCCGGAGCTAGAAGATCCAATGGGAACTCTGGGCTTGCTCCCGGCTCAAGAGGCATAGCCTCATAGATACCGCGAACTACGTCGCCAAACAAAACACCCTTACGTAAAGGAAGCTCAAGGGCTTTTGCGATTTCTCGCTGTGCTTGAATTGCAACGGTTTTATCTGAATCACCGGATCGCTTTAGCAATTCGATGAATTCTGGTGTAGGTCTTTCTTTCGACATTATACTCTTCTCCTTTTTATTAAATTAATAATTAAACGTTGGTATTAGGAAGGTCGATGTAAACCTTAGCATAGCCGTACTGGTCGATATCGCTCAAGAAGCGACCAACGACTCTCGACGAACCATCAGCGTCCCCATCATCAGAAGCAATATCGCTTGCAGCAATATTTCCACTGTGACCAAGATAAGCCAAATCGCCAGCGTTAGGAGCAGTACCTTCGATAGCGTCTGTGACTACCCAACCCTTATTGAGAAGAGTAACTTTGCCACCCTTCTGAACTTCATCTTTGTGCTGGTTGAGGTGTTGACGAGTAAGGTCAAGGTTGACCATATCGTTAACAAGCAATCCCATTGGAACTTTGCCAGAAGGATTAGCAGCATAAGTGACAACAGCACTTCCGTTGTCCATAGAAGCACCCGAACCTGCGGTGCTTAGAGAGGCTACGCCTCCACGTTCTGCAACCTCATTCATGAAGAACGAAATGTCTGTTTGCAGAGTCGATCTGTCTTGTTTTAGAGCCATTATTAATTCTCCTTTAGAATTTAATTATGAGTTAATTACTTAGACGACTTGAGAATCGAACCAATCCATTCAGTAGCAACGGCCCGAAGATTCTCAGCAGGATCTTCCTCGCCCATAGCTTCTGCGATTGCAACTTCAGAAGGAGCTTCAACTTCTTCCAAAACTTCTTCGCTTGCTTCAGCAGAATCAACTTCATCTGCGTCGGCTTCTTGTGCTTCCGCCTCTACGGGCTTAGAAGCTTTTTCCTTTTTGCCAGCCTCTTTTTTGCTATACAAGGCAACAACCTTTGCGAAGGTTTCGTCGTCTAGAGCTTCAAACTCTTCAGCGGCGGCAACGGCTTCTTCTGCATCCATTCCAGCTTCAACAAGTGAAGCCTTACGCTTGTACATTGCTTCCTTCTTTTTCATAGCTTCCAACTCTTTTGTTTTTTCTTCCATTTCTTCGTGCTTCTTAGCAAGAGCTTCTTCAGCTTGCTTGAGAGACTCGGAAATAGCTTCGGCTGCCGATACTTGCTCTTCAAGCTTGGTAGCTTGTTCAGCAATAGTAGCTTCAAGCGTTTGGATTTTGGTCTCAAACTCTGCTTGCTGCTCTGCAACAACCTTCTCTTTAAGTGCTTCATTAGCGGCCTTAGCTTCCGCCAACTCTGCTCGCAGATCTTCGACCTGCTTATCTAACTCTGACATATCATTCTCCTTTATTGAAGATAAACATAAAACTTTTGCTTGTGATTCATCAAAAAAATCATTTCCTTCCAGAATTATACTTCGTGGGTTAGCGGGTTTTGAAACTAAGCCTTTACCAGAGAACGATAAGTTTCTTAATAATCTACCCACTTGGTAATCTTCGTATTTTCCGTCTCCTCCGTAGGATCTTAAATGTTTTGTAAGGAAAGCCGAAGCCTCGTTTCTTGGAACAATTCTAGTTTCCCCCTGACTAGTTCTTAAAGCATAGTCAAAGTTAGGAAACAAACATTCCATCGAGACAAACCACTTACCCTGCTCTATTTCTGCAATAATCTTTTGCATACGCTCACGACGATCTGGATCAGACCATTCGGTGTAGATTACAGCAGAAGTTAGAATATTAAACTGAGACGGATAATCTTCTGCCTCTGGATCTAACCGCTTGCCATCAAAGTCAACGACTTCATTTGCTGTTATATGTCCTATGATATCATTTTCATCATGCATAAAGTTGAAAGGCTTATCTTCTGGTGTGCTTTTAGCATCCCAGAGTTCTTTAGGATCAAATACATCGTCGTTTTTATTCCAGCCGGTACTGACAAGTATTGATTTAATATAATACAAATCAAGCTGATTCTTGTTTTCTGCGAGAGCTAGTTCCCCGGCCAATGTCTGAGAAGCAACGATTTTACGAAGTTTTTCTACAGACTCTTCTGAAGGCGAACCAACCTGTGCAACGGCATGACACGCAATTGAGTTGTTGCTCAATAACGCTTCTAAGCCGTCGTTAATCTCTTGTTTATATATTGGTATATTCATATTTTGTCTCCGTATTCTATACTACACAATAACTATAGAAGATGGTTTTTTTTCCCTAAAAAATGTCTTACTCACTCCAATTACAGAATATTTCTGCAAATGCCGAGGAGTAAATATGTCTCATTTCGGAAGTATTTGGCCGCCTTTGTCTCACAGTATTGAATGTTGTAACTTTAGCTTCTGCCAATTCATCAAAAGATTTACTCGGCTTTGTGTTTAACTTTAATACTTGTTGTATAATTTCTGGCGTCACTTCTGCCATAGGCTCAAGCCCAGTAAATATACATAACTTCAAATACTCAAGTTGGTCTACCTCGCTTTTGCTTAAAGCTCTTGCGTTCTTTTTGCCAAAATGATCACAGAAAAACGGAGTCATAAGTTCGGAGATTTTTTCTTGTGCTTCAATCCCCCAAAGAATAGCAGATGTAGGTTCTGAACTTCTGGGTAGTACCCTTTTTTGCTTTCTAGGGTTTACATCTTTAGAAAATCTTGGACGGCCACCTTCAATCTCAGGAGTGTTTTCTTCTTGCTGTTGTGGAGCTGGCTGTGTATTTGGAGCATCTTGTCGAGGCTCTTCATATGGTAATCCCAGTTGATCTAAATAATCGCCGTTATTTAAGAGATCCTTAGTCATAGCAATTTTAG